GCGGATGTCGTATAAAAGTATTACGACAGGTTTCCAACTTGTAGACGGTGGTGCAATACCATCCATCCGCTTTGCAAACTATATACTGGTGCAATGACCGTCAAACTAGTTCTACTAAAATCTAATGAAGAAGTCATCGCAGATGTAAAAGAACTTGTAGATGAGAATGAAAAACCCATCTTCATCGTTCTTGAAAATGCCTACTGTTGTAAGTTGGTTGAAGCACCTGTGTTACTTACAGAAGGACAAGAGGAAGGAGAGACACAATATAGTGTACAATACTATCCTTGGATGCCTTTATCTGATGAGAGAAAGATATCTATTGACCCAAGCTGGGTTGTTGCGATAGTAGAACCAAAACCTATGGTAAAACAATCCTACGAGACTAAAATTTATGGAACAGGAAGTAAAGATACTAATCCTAGTTAATGGCGACGTTCTTATCTCAGGAATAGAGGAAGTAGCCGCTGTTGATATCGGAGATCCAAACTGCAAACTTGTATCACCTTATGCACTTGATGGTGATGATATGTCACCTTGGTTAAAGAAAGTGACAGATGACGTTGAAATTATGATATGTTCTGATAAAATAGTAACATTGGTGGAACCACACCGAGAACTCATTGATTCTTACTTGAAACTGGCAACCGCATGAAATTCTACACTAATGTTTTCCAGATCGGCAACAGTATGCTGGTTAGAGGATATGACAATGGAAAGCATTTTAGTGACAGGGAGGAGTTTCATCCTACCTTTTATGTGCCTACAAAGAAAAGAAGTAAGTGGAAGACTCTTGACGGTCAACCTGTAGAACCAATCAAACCTGGCACAATCAAGGATTGTAGGGAGTTTATTGATAAGTATTCACAGGTAAAAAACTTCAATGTATATGGTAATGAGAGGTATGTGCATCAATATATCTCTGATAATTACCCAGAGAATGAGATCAAGTTTGATCTGAGCAAAATTAATCTAGTAACTATTGACATCGAGGTTGCCGCAGAGAGTGGATTCCCCGATGTCTTTAATTGTGCAGAAGAATTACTTCTAATCACGGTACAAGATTACAATACTAAAAGAATTACTACCTTTGGATCGCGTCCATATAAGACCAATCCAAACAGAAAGAACTACTCTTACATTGACTGCCATAACGAGGAAGGTCTGATCTATACATTCCTAGAGTGGTGGCAGAAACACACGCCTGAGGTCATTACAGGGTGGAACTGTGAACTGTATGATATCCCTTACCTTGTAGGTAGGGTAGAACGTCTTATGGGTGAGAAGATGGCCAAGAAGTTCTCTCCTTGGGGCATTGTAAGAAAGAATGAAATCACAATAATGGGTCGGGCAAACATTGTCTTTGATCTTGCAGGCATATCTGTAATTGATTACTTGGATCTATACAAAAAATCCCCTGCAACTTCAAACCAAGAGAGTTTCAAATTGGATCATATTGCTATGATGGAACTCGGTCAACAGAAGTTGGATCACAGTGAGTTTGACACATTCCGTGAGTTCTATACAAAGAACTGGCAGAAGTTTGTAGATTACAACATCGTTGACGTGGAACTGGTTGACCGTCTTGAGGATAAACTCAAGTTGATTGATCTATGTTGCACTCGTGCCTATGACGCAAAGATCAACTTCACTGATGTTGCGTTTCAAGTTCGCACATGGGATGCGATTATCTACAACTATCTCAAAAAGAAAAACATTGTGATCCCACAGAAGGATCGTAACAAGAAAGATGAGAAGTATGCTGGTGCGTATGTGAAAGAACCTAAGCCTGGTAAGTATGACTGGGTGGTATCTTTTGACTTGAACTCACTGTATCCGCATTTGATTATGCAATACAACATCTCCCCAGAAACACTACAGGAAAAGAAACATCCTAGTGCCACGGTGGATAAACTTCTCAATCAAGAGATTACTTTTGAGATGTACAAGGACTATGCAGTTTGTGCCAATGGTGCAATGTTTAGTAAGGACAAGAAAGGTTTTCTACCTGAGTTGATGGAGAAGATGTATAACGAACGTGTCATCTTCAAAAAGAGGATGATCAAAGCAAAAAAAGCCTATGAAAAAACCCCTACTAAAGAACTTGAAAAGGAGATTGCGAGATGCAACAACGTCCAAATGTCCAAGAAGATTGCCCTCAATAGTGCTTATGGTGCTATTGGTAATCAATATTTTCGCTATTACAAACTTGCGAACGCGGAGGCCATCACCTTATCTGGACAGGTATCAATCCGATGGATTGAGAATAAAATAAACCAGAAGATGAATACTATTTTAAAAACAAAAGATATCGATTATGTTATTGCTAGTGATACTGATTCTATTTACTTGCACATGGGTCCTTTGGTTGACCGTGTATACGAAGGGAGAGAGGCGGCTACTGAAAGCATTGTGTCGTTCCTTAACAAGGTGTGTGAAAAACAACTTGAGCCTTATATTGAAAGTTCTTACGAAGAATTGGCAGAGTACGTCAACGCCTACGATCAAAAGATGATCATGAAGCGGGAGAATATCGCTGATCGTGGTATTTGGACTGCAAAGAAAAGATATATTCTTAACGTATGGGATAGTGAGGGTGTAAGATATGAACAGGCAAAACTTAAGATCATGGGTATTGAAGCAATCAAAACTTCTACCCCTGCACCATGTCGTAAGTTCTTGAAAGATGCCTTTAAACTTTTGATGTCTGGTACAGAAGATGAAGTGATTGATTATATTGAACAGTGTAGGGAGGAGTTCAAATCATTATCGCCAGAGGAAGTTGCATTTCCTCGTAGTCTATCTAATGTGGAGAAATGGAAGTCATCCACAGACATGTATCATAAGGGATGTCCTATTCATGTTCGTGGTGCAATCTTATATAATCACTACACAAAGAAGAAAGAGTTGACCAATAAATATGCTGCTATTCAAAACGGTGAGAAGATCAAGTTCTGCTACCTAAAGACACCTAATTGGATGCACGAAAATGTTATATCTTTCATTCAAGATTTCCCTACGGAACTTGACCTAGATAAACATATTGACTACGAACTACAGTTCAATAAGTCGTTTATGGAACCTGTAAAGGTTATCCTTGATTGCATTGGTTGGGAGACCGAACGCAAGAACACACTTGAATCATTCTTCGCATGACAAAATACATAGTATGCTGGTCTGATGATGGACTATTTTCTGATAGACAGATGAAAGTCTTTGAATCAAGAGATCCAGCAAATTGGTTTGCACAAAGTATACAAAAGCAGTATAATGATGTTAAAGTATACTTAGCTAGAAAAGGAGAGTTTGATGACTAAGAAGAGAATACTTACTCTAGTCACAGGCGGTTTTGATCCTCTTCATAGTGGCCACATTGCTTACTTCGAGCAAGCAAAAGATCTTACAAATTACCTAGTAGTGGGGTTGAACACGGAAGAATGGTTGACTAAGAAGAAAGGACAATACTTCATGTCATGGAAAGAACGTGCAGAGATCATTCGTCACTTGGATGTAGTTGATGCCGTGATTACAGTAGAGGATGATGAACATGGTTCCGCCTGTCATGCAATCGAAAGATGTTTAGAGATCGCACAAACTGTTGTCTTTGCCAATGGAGGTGACCGTGGTAAAGGTAATACACCAGAGATGGATAAGTTTGGTGATGATCCTAGAGTAGAGATGGAGTTTGGTGTGGGTGGAACGGATAAGAAAAATAGTAGTTCATGGTTGCTCCATAACTACTTTGAAAGACAAAGAAAAATAGTGGGGATCTAATGAACAACATAGGATTAGAAGTTGTATTCTGGACAATATTGTCAGTATATCTTCTTGCTAAATTTGGAGTCTTTAAGAAATGAATTGTTGGCATTGCAATACTGAACTAATATGGGGTTCAGACTTTGACGCTGAAGATTACCATTGTGAAGATGAGTATTCTATAGTGACTAATCTTTCATGCCCTAAGTGTGAATCATTCGTTCAAGTGTTTTATCCAAACAAACATGACAAGTGAAGTATCATGGGAAGCGTTTCAATTACCTAACCTTCCGATATATAAAACTAAACTTAGTGAAGATTGGATGTCTTATCTTTGGTCTGTTGTAAAACAGGCGGAGAAAGATAATGTCAATAATAGTAACGATTACAGTTACAGACTTGCTGGTAATATAACTGGCAGTTTGGGATTGAAAGACCCTGATAACAAATTCAGAGATCAAGTTGTAGGTCCTCTAACACAAAGGTTGATAGATGAAGACCCAAAGCATTACTTTCCTCCCATAGATATTGACCCAAAGTTGGATCACAAACTTACAACAGAGTTCAGATTAAATTGGTGGGTAAACTATCAATATCAAACTGAGTTCAATCCCGAACACGGTCATACAGGCATCACATCATTTGTGATCTGGATGAAGATCCCAACAGATTATGTGGAACAACACAATCTGCCATTTCATTCAAAAGCCGCATCAGACTTTCAGTTTACCTATACTGATGTTCTAGGAAACACTATTGAGTTTCCTATCTTCATGAGTCCAGAAATGGAAGGTGCTATGATGTTATTCCCATCTAATCTACATCATCAAGTGTATCCATTTTATAACACAGATGAACCAAGAATATCAATCGCTGGTAATTTATTGTGGTCTGTGGTAGAATTATAACAGAAGTAAATCATTATGGATTTTTTAAAAGAAATTGTAAAAGAGATTGGAGATGAGTACACCCAACTTGCCTCCGAGGCAGAATCGACTGAAGAATTTATTGACACAGGTTCGTACATTTTTAACGGACTCGTATCAGGTAGTATATTTGGTGGTGTATCTAGGAACAAGATTACTGCTATTGCTGGGGAGTCTTCTACTGGAAAAACTTTCTTCAGCCTCGCTGTCGTTAAAAATTTCCTTGACAATAACCCTGATGGGTATTGTTTATATTTTGACACTGAAGCTGCTGTCAATAGGGGACTACTTGAGTCTAGAGGAATTGATCTCCAAAGGCTCGTTGTTGTCAATGTGGTAACGATTGAAGAGTTTAGATCAAAGGCACTCAAAGCAGTAGATATATACCTTAAGACAGATGAAGAGAATCGCAAACCATGTATGTTTGTATTGGATTCTCTAGGCATGCTTTCTACTGAGAAAGAGATTCGTGATGCGTTAGATGATAAACAAGTAAGAGATATGACTAAATCTCAACTTGTCAAAGGTGCATTTAGAATGTTGACTCTTAAACTTGGTCAAGCAAACATTCCACTAATCGTTACCAATCATACCTATGATGTTATCGGATCATACGTTCCCACCAAAGAGATGGGCGGAGGCAGCGGCCTCAAGTATGCGGCAAGCACAATCATTTATCTCAGAAAAGCTAAGGAAAAGGAAGGAACGGAAGTCGTTGGAAATATTATTAAAGCTAAGACACACAAGTCGCGTCTGAGTAAAGAAAACAAGGAAGTATCCATAAGGTTATACTATGATGAACGTGGTTTGGATAGATATTATGGACTACTCGAACTAGGAGAACTTGGCGGACTCTGGAAAAATGTTGCTGGAAGATACGAAATCGACGGCAAGAAAGTCTACGCAAAGAAAATACTGGCTTCCCCCGAAGAATATTTTACTGACGAAGTTATGGCAAAGTTGGAGGAGATTGCAGGGGAGACGTTCAGCTATGGATAAATTCATCAAGACCTATGAGGTTTTTGATGAATCATTATGCAAATCTATCATAGAAATATACGAAAACTGTGAGAAAAAACAGAGAGTAGAGAATGGTGGAGTGCCTGATTTTACTCAGGTAAATTTAAACACGGCTGGTAAGTTTGATAAGTTTGTACAACTATTGTGTTATAAAACTGTAGATGTAATAAAACAATATAAGAAAGATCTACCAGAATATGTGGAGTGGTTTCCTGATAGATTTTTCTTTGAAGAATTTAGAATCAAAAAGTATGATCCAGGCGATGACCAGTTTGGATTACATACTGATGTTCAAGATCATATGAGTGCAAAGAGATATCTTGCTTTTCTCTTTTATCTTAATGACGATTTTGTAGGAGGAGAGACTGATTTTCCTTACAATGAATTGACAGTTTCGCCTGAAACTGGTAAAGTGTTAGTATTCCCACCCACATGGCAATATCCACACAGAGGATATCCTGTCAAGGGCGGATCACCAAAGTACATCATGAGTACATATCTTCATTATCAATGATTGAAACTATTGAAAATACGATCATCAAGAATCTCATATTTAATGAGGATTATACTAGGAAGGTATTGCCTTTTCTGAAACCTGATTACTTTGATAAGACAACAGACAAGATTATATTTGAAGAGTGTGCAAGGTTCATTGTAGACTATGACAAGTGCCCTACTGTAGAGATCCTCTCCATTGAATGTGAGAAGAGAAAAGATATCAATGATGATACCTACAAAGAAATTTTAGATTGCCTGAATCAGACAAGTAAAGAAGATGCAGTAGATGATTGGTTGATAGATACTACAGAGAAGTGGTGTAAAGAAAGAGCAATCTATCTTGCACTGGTCGAGAGTATCTCTATTGCAGATGGTCATGACATCAAGAAAGGTGTTGATGCTATCCCTGCTATCCTATCAGATGCACTTGCTGTTGGGTTTGATAACCATGTTGGACACGATTACCTAGAAGATTATGAGGAGAGATTTGACTTCTACCACAAGAAGGAAGATAGAATCGAGTTTGACCTCGAATTTTTCAACAAGATTACAAAGGGTGGCCTTCCAAATAAAACACTCAATATTGCTCTCGCTG